ATCGAACATACTAAGCTAATAGAACATTCAGCATGGGAAAACCCGTTTTTTTTACCAATAGATATGGAACCTGTTTACGCAGAAACAGAGGCAGAGCTTATCAAAAACTATTCTTTTATTAAAAAGGTTGAGTTCAAAACCCGCAAAAGTCCAAGCGGACGCAATGAAGATATCGAATTTATTACTGATATAGAACCGGGGACCGACGCTAAAGAGGTGCTTGATTATGCAGATTATGCCGCGCGCCTTCTAAACGAAAACGCACGAAAAGTTGATGATACAATTGCACCATCTACAGGAGATTCCTACGGTGGATTGTACAAATATAATTACCTATGTATCATGGCTCGTCCGGAGGGCGTAGTCGAAGCGCAAAACAAATATTATATCTTAGACACAATATCTGCGCGAATTGGAGATACCATTAATCTTCAAAAAGCCTATCGACAAAAATAAAACAAAATCATAGTAAAAAAGGCACTCATACTGAGTGTCTTTTTTGTTGCCTAATTTTACAAACAGAAAGGAATGATAATATGGCAAAAAATGAAGCAAGCGTTTCAGTTAACGCAGAGCTTAATATGAGCGATGTAAAAAAAGAACTGGACATATTCTTTAATACAACGGTAAAAAAAGTAAAAACCGAGGTTGATTCATCAAAACTTGTAAACGCCATAAAGAATTTTAAAATAAAAGACCTTGTACCAAAGATTGATATATCACAAATCAAAAAATCTTTGTCAGAAATAGGACCCAACATTAAACAGATGGGGCATGATATGTCCCAATGGTCTATGGGAAAAATGATAACAGGCTTACAGGAGGCAACAAAGTGGGTAAACGGATTGGGAACTGCAGTTAAGGATGTACCTACTGATAAAATCTCTCTTCCAAAAGTCCCGAAGTCAACTGCCGTTAAAATACCTGTTGAAATGAATACTGAAGAGCCTGCTCAAAAATTGGAAAAAAGTATGGGAAAATCTCTCGGCATAATAGGTGCAGGAGTAAGTGCAGTAGGAACAGGACTCTCAAAATGGGCACAATTATCGTTTGGCAACCAATTTGATGCCGCTAAAACAGCTATTTTAGATGCAGGTGCAGCATTAGGCACAGATTTAGCACCTGCAATTACAGGTGTTTCGGATGGTGTAAGAGATTTTTCTAACACATTAACAGAAGCCGCAGCAGCAGGTGGATTAGATGAAATGCTCAAGACCCTGCCTGATGCGTTAAATACATTCTTGTCATCACTACCAGACTATCTGACACAGTTGATAGAGGGCGTTACATCACTGCTTACAGGAATTGGGGCGGCATTACCTGACATTATTCCGCCGATTCTTGATATGGCAATGCAGCTTTTAATAGAGCTGGTTGCAAATTTACCGCAGCTCTTGGAAGCAGGCCTACAATTGATTATGGGCTTGGCTACTGCGATTATACAATCCATACCGTTGCTTTTAGAGCAATTGCCCGTGCTAATTGAGGGTATTATAAACTTTATCATAACTTCCATTCCGCTACTCATTCAGGCAGGCATAC